GCATCGTTTGGCACGGATGGTGATGAAAGCATTATTAAATGTGGGACTTATACCGCATCTGGCAGTAACGGAAGTGTTAATTTAGGGTTTGAGCCTCAATTTGTTCTTGTTAAGGCTGCTTCTGGCGCAGGAGCATGGTTTATGTTCGACATTATGCGCGGAATGCCGGTAGGAGGCAACGATCCATACTTAAGACCTGATGTTAATTATGCTGAAAACCCAAACGGTAACTATATTGAACTAACTTCAACAGGTTTTAATATACAAAATCTTGGCAGTACAGAACAATTCATCTACATGGCAATCCGCCGTCCGAATAAGCCGCCGGAATTAGCAACGGAAGTGTTTGCTATTGATACAGGTAATAGTAATTCTACTATTCCATGTTTTGACAGTGGATTCCCTGTTGATTTTGTGTTTAGAAGAGACAATTATACCAGTGGCGGTACGAATCCACGAGCCCAATCAAGGTTGCAAGGGAGTAGAGAAATGTATACCTCATTGTCTGCTGCTGAAGCCAACGATAGTAATGCTGTTTGGGACTCTAATGAAGGATGGTGTAAATCAGAAGGCATCGCCAGTATATCTTGGATGTTCAAACGTGCCCCAGGTTTCATGGATGTAGTTGCTTATGAAGGTAATGGTACGGCTTCAAATACTATTTACCATAACCTTGAAGCAGTTCCTGAGCTAATGATTATTAAGAACAGAGATAACTCTACTTATGGCGAATGGGGTACTTATTATAAAACAGCAACCGCAGGAGGGCCAACTAAGTATTTAGTGTTAAATACCAATGCCGCTCAAATAAGCACGGGCACTCCTGGACATTGGAGAGAAACTCAACCTACAGCAACTACATTTGCTCTTGGTAGCGATTGGGACGTAAATGGATCGTACAGCTACATCGCTCACCTCTTCGCAACCTTACCCGGCATATCAAAAGTAGGTAGTTACACTGGTAACGGAGGAACTCAAAACATTGACTGTGGATTTACTAATGGTGCAAGGTTTGTATTAATTAAACGTACAGATGCCGCTGCTGATTGGTATGTTTTTGATACATTAAGGGGTATTGGAAGCGGCAATGATCCTTCTTTAAAGCTTAATTCAACTGACGCACAAAATGCAAATGAAAATATAATTAATCCTCTTGCCGCTGGTTTTACCCTTAACACAGCATACACTGCATTTAATGGTTCCGGTGGTACTTACCTCTTCCTCGCAATCGCTTAATTAATCATGGAAATTAGAAATCGTTCAAATGGTGAGCTGACTACCGTTAGTCAGTTCAAAGCAACACAACCAAATACAAGCTTCCCTAAGCAAATTACAGCTGACATCCTTGATAGCTATGGCTACGATCCTGTACTAAACGGTGCTGCAGCTGCTGTTACTGCTCCTTACGGAGTTAGTACACGTAGTGGTGTCGAAGAAGTAAAGGGACAGTGGTTTACGAAATTCATTGCTGGTCCAGTTTTTACTGACACTACTGATGCTGAAGGTAAAGTAACTACTGCTGCAGACAATGAAGCCGCTTACAAAGCAGGTGTGGATGCACAGGCTGCAACTTCTGCTCGTTCACAGCGAGACAAATTAATCGCTGAAACAGATTGGACACAACTAGCAGATAGTCAACTATCTGATTCAGTCAAAGCCTCTTGGGTTACTTACCGTCAGGAATTACGTGACCTACCTACTGCCTCAGGTTTTCCACATACAATGACCTGGCCAAAGGAACCTTCTTAGTTAACAAGAAGAGTAAGGACCAATATCTACTACAATAGACTTAGATATATGATGCCTAGTGGTTAATTATGGCTTACGGGAAAATTAAAGTTGATACCTTAGTTTATGACGATAGTGGGAGTGATGTAGAGGTCTCTGTATCTTCGATTCCTCCCACAATAAATTTAAGCAACTATGCACTATTAGCTGGAGCAACCTTTACCGGGGGCATAGCAGGAACTACTGGAACATTCAGTGGTAATGTCGGTGGGGCAAATGGAACATTCACTGGCAATGTAAGTGGAGTTAATGGGACATTTAGCGGTAATGTCGGTGGAGTCAACGGAACATTTAGCGGTAATGTCGGTGGAGTCAACGGAACATTTACTGGAGATATTAGTGGCGCAGGTGGAGCATTTACAGGTGACGTCAGTCTTGATGGTGCTGTAGTAATTAAAGGTGATTCAACAAATGGATCAGGTGCTTTAACCCTAAACTGCGAAAACAATTCTCACGGGATTAAACTCAAAGGTCCACCACATAGTGCAGGTGCTACATATACACTTACGTTCCCAACTACTGCAGGATCTAATAGTCAATTTCTTACAACTAATGGAAGTGGAGGACTCTCCTGGAGTAGCCCTGCTGGTGGTGTATCCCTATCAGTTGCCAATACTTGGACTGCTGGACAACGTGGTGCTATTACAACTCTCACGAGTGGAGCGACAGTAACGCCTGATTTTGCAGCAAGCAATAACTACACACTGACATTGGGTGAGAACTTGACGCTTGCTAATCCAACTAACCTTGTAGCTGGACAGTCGGGATCAATTTTTCTAGTACAAGACGGAACTGGATCACGCACTATTACATGGGGAAGTTTCTTCGATTGGGCTGGGGGCACCCCGCCAACACTAAGTAGCGCTGCTGGGTCTATAGATCGTCTGGATTACATCGTTCGAACGACAGGCTCAATTCACTCTGTTGTAACTCTGGCTTACTCATGAGCTGCATTAATAGCAATATCCTTGCTGGAGCATCTGGTGCAGGTGGAGGTCCGCCTTACGTTGATGATGTTTTTAGCACGTATTTGTGGGAAGGTAATAACGGAGCACTTACAATTAATAATGGAATTGATTTAGCTGGTGAAGGTGGGTTGGTTTGGCTGAAACAAAGAACATCTCCAGGTGAAGCCCATACTTGGATTGACACTGAAAGAGGTCAAACCAAAGTTATAATGAGTAACTATACATACGGTAATTTTACATCGGGAGCAACTCAAGACCTTACATCTTTTAATTCAAATGGATTCTCTTTAGGACCGAATTTTAATTATATAAAAAATTCCACTGGCAAAGACAATGTTGGCTGGACATTCCGCAAAGCGCCTGGTTTCTTTGATGTAGTTACATGGAGCGGCACAAATACGAATAGAAATATTCCACATAATCTTGAATCGGTTCCAGGTATGGTGATCGTAAAAAGAACTGACGCGAGTGATGCTTGGTATGTTTACCATCGTTCAACGGGGGCAACAAAATATCTAGAATTAAACTTAACGGGAGGTGGGCATACATCCTCTGCTACTTGGAATAACACAGCTCCAACTTCTTCAGTGTTTACTGTAGGTTCATTCTTGAACGCAACTGGAGGCACTTATGTCGCGTACGTTTTTGCTCACGACGAACCAGTGTTTGGCACTGATGAGGATGAAAGCATTATTAAATGTGGAACTTTCACTTCAAGTTCATTTACCACTAATGTTGATATAAATTTAGGTTTTGAGCCACAATTTTTCTTAGTCAAGAAGTCTGGTGCTAGTGGTGATTGGTGGATGATTGATACTATGCGAGGTTTTAATGCAGATGGAGGCAACGGACCACAAAATGCACCTTTAAGAGCAGAATCTTCTAATCAAGAGGGTGCTGAAGAATACTGGAGACCCACGGCTACGGGTATATCGGGTTTTCCTTCAGGTAGTAATGATACTTACATCTACATGGCAATCCGCCGTCCGCATAAACCGCCGAAATTAGCGACGGAAGTGTTTGATATAAAAACATCTGCAAACGATGGTGGTAATGGCACTCTTACCAGTAACACTGTTTTAGCAGGTCTAGTATGGAGTAAAGGTTTGACGAACGGCGTTGGAGCTTCATTTTCCCGTTTGACCGGACAAACCCAATTAATACTTAACAGTAACGCTCAACAGTCAGCGGCGTCTTGGTACACCACGGACCATCAGACTGGTTTTTTGCATACAGGATACTGGGCTACAAACTCCATTGTTGACTACACGTTCAAACGTGCCCCAGGTTTCATGGATGTAGTTGCATATAGCGGGACAGTTACTGGTAACTCTGACTCTCAAACTGTTGCTCATAATTTAGGTGTAACACCGGAGTTAATGTTTGTTAAACGAAGATCGGGTGCGGCTGATTGGTATGTTTACAGTAACGCTTTAACTACTCCTTTGACTCAAAAACTAGTATTAAATGATGTTGGTGGGGAATCAAGTACAAGCAATGCTTGGGGGACAAGTTCATCCCCAACAGCACCAAACGCAAATAATTTTACTGTTGGTTATGCTACTGCTACCGGCTGGGTTACAGCGGGAACTTTTGTCGCCTACCTCTTCGCAACCCTACCCGGCGTATCAAAAGTAGGTAGTTACTCTGGAACTGGAAGTGCTCTTGACATTAACTGCGGATTCACTGCAGGTGCTCGATTTATCTTAATTAAACGAACTAATAGCTCCGGCGATTGGTACGTTTGGGACTCAGTTCGGGGCATTGTAAGTGGTAATGATCCTTACTTTCTTTTAAATACCACTGCAGCACAAGTCACAAACACCGATTACATCGACCCACTTAGTACCGGATTTACAGTTACTTCATCAGCCCCTGCTGCTCTTAATGTCAGTGGTGGCACTTATCTCTTCCTTGCAATCGCTTAATTAATCATGGAAATTAATTGATTTCTTTCAAACAAATCTCATAGTAATGCTGACGGTCAACTAGTCCATTAGTTCCACCATTGACACGACGGGTGACTGCTAATACATCAGCACCGCCATCAATAAGATCATTCATTTTGTTATCCATCCACCAGTAACCTGCTGATGTAAACGGTAAGTTTTCTGCTACGTAATCAACACCTTCCATCACACGTGGGTCATTTAGATATTCAGCTAAGCGCGAATAGTTGTATTTGCCGGTTAATTGAATGTATCCTGCACCTTTGTACTTAGGGCCATCAGTTGGACCATTCTGTA